GGCACATCTTTGCTTACCAACTTCACCAATGGCGCAATCTTTGACAACGCTATGATGAACAACTTAGAAACTGTGGGTAACGCACAGATTTCTACAAGCGTTACAAAGTTTGGCACAGGGTCTTTGGCTTTTGATGGGACTGATGACAGGCTTGTGCAAAATGCATCTCTACAAATAGCGTTTGGTACTGGCGACTTTACTATTGAAGCATGGATTTATTCTTTAGATGTTTCTAGTGATACTCAACGTGGGTGGCTTCAAACATCTTCAACTGCTGGGGGTTTAGCTACTGCATTTACTAATGGTGTTACGTTTGTATTTGGAACACCAAATGGAAATGGGACTATCAATGCAATTGTTGGTGGTACAAATTACGCATCCTCTGGTGGTGCAGTATCGTCAAGTACATGGACACACATTGCTGTGACTCGTGCATCTGGCGCAGTAAAACTTTTTGTGAACGGAACTTCTGTTGCATCAGGAACTGGAAATACTGCAAATTTAAGTGGGCAATTTATTTGTATTGGTGGCTATTACAGCACCGCATATTTATACAATGGCTACATAGATGACCTGCGCATCACCAAAGGCTTTGCAAGATACACAGCAAACTTCACAGCACCAACATCAGCACTCTCAGATACAGGCCCATACTAAGGAACTACCATGCAAATTGCAATCTTAACTAGCCCCATAACAGTAGGCGATTATCGTGAACTGTTTAGCAATACATCATTTAACGCTAACGGCCCAAGTGATGAATTCTTATCTGCCAACAATGCCAAGAAAGTCAATGCCTTTAAAGCACATGACAGTCTGACTCAGAAGTTGGTTTCATGCTCTGCCTATGACGATGGTGCATTTGTTTCTGTTGTTCAAGTGGCTGATATGAGTGCTGAAGAAATCCAAGCAGCTAAAGACTCTGCAATGGCACAACTGAGAGCTACACGCAATGCTTTGTTGCTTGCTTGTGATTGGACTCAGATTGTTGATTGCACCATTCCTAAGAAAGCTGAGTGGGCAACATACCGCCAGACATTGAGAGACTTTCCATCGACTGTTTCCGATGCAAGAGCAACTATCACTTGGCCTGACGCACCATGAGCGAAGAAAAAATCATGACAGATGAAGTAACTCACACTCAAATCTATGAGCGTCTATGTGCTGTTGAAGCTAAGGTAGACCAGTTAGATAAGAACACACAAGCTGTTGTCGCTGCTTTCAATGCAGCCTCTGGTGCATTTGTTGTGCTTGAATGGCTTGCTAGAGCAGTGAAGCCCATCTTAATTATTGGTGCTTTCTGTGGGGCTATATGGCTGGCTATAGAAAACAAGTTGCATCAGTAATACTTTTATTATTAATATCTTTCCCTATCGGGTCCAAAGAGGAGAAATATAAATGTGTCCGATGGACATGGACTGGAGATGTATATAACAGAAAAGTTGTATGCCTTGAATGGAAAAAGGTTGAGCGATGATTGATCCTATCACCGCACTGGCTGGCATACAAAGTGCCATCAGCATGGTCAAGAAGGCCAGCAAGGTAGCCAATGACTTAGGCTCTCTTGCTCCTATGATCGGCAAGATGTTTGATGCTCGGAGTGTAGCTACAAAGGCTATGCTTCAAGCAAAGCAGTCTGGTAAAGGTTCCAACATGGGAACTGCTTTACAGATTGAGATGGCTCTAGAACAGGCTAGAGCATTTGAAGAAGAACTAAAGATGTTGTTCATGCAGACAGGAAAGATAGATGTCTGGAACAAGATTAAGGCAAGACAAGCTGAGATGGACTTGGCAGATGCCAAAGAATTAAGTGCTTTAAAAGCAGCAGAGAAGAAGGCTAAACAAAAAGAACAAGAGATGAATGAACTAGCCATAGCAATTGGTGCTGTGTTTTTTGTTTTGTTCTTAGTGTTTGTTGGTGTAAATGAATTGATGAGTTTTTGTCAGACTACTAATAGATGTGGTGGAAGATGAATGAATATCAAAAGACATTTGACTTGGCTCTGAAGATATTCATCTATGGATGTGTGGCTTTGTATTTCTTGGGCTTCTTGAAGTTTTTGCCTGATGACTTGTCTGACAAAATTGTTAATCTCTTACTTGGAAAAGTTGGACTAGGTAAATGAAATATTTATTATTGTTATTGCTGCTCACTGGTTGTGAGGATAGGTACAGATACTTCTGTCAAAACCCTGAAAACTTTCATGCTGAGCAGTGTCAGAAACCAAGATGTCAATTCACACAGACATGCCCTGAGTATTTAGTTGCACCTATATTGGAGAAACAAATTGATAGAACTGCTAACAAAAATGATGACACCAAGCCAGCCCAAACCAAAGCTAACAACTGAAGAGTTTGAGGTTAGGGTGTGGGGATTTGTAGTGGTGGCTATTACAGTCATCCTGTTTGGTATTGTCTTTGCCCTGCTCTATTCTGTGACCTTTGTGACACAGCCTATTAAGAGTATGGCTCCGATTGACCAAGCCTATACTAAGATGCTTAATGATATAGTATTACTTATTGTAGGTGGTATTGGTGGCATTGTAGGTAAGAGGGCAGTTAACTCAGCACAGAATGCGTTTAGACCTCCTCAGCCTCCTATGCAGCCTTGTGGCGGTGGTTATGGGGGTGGTGGCTATGGGGGTAGCTATGCCCCACCACAGTCTGCCTATGGCCTTCCTAGCCAGCCCTTTGGTGCTATGCCTGTGTGGAAGAACCCAGAGCTGGATGAGAGTTGGACTCCCGGTCCACCACCAGACACGCCACCAGAACATTTAGAACCTGATGATGAGCGTGAGGAAATAGCAGCAGCTAGAAAAGAGGTGGATTGATGTTTCCTATACCACTTCCTTGGATACTTATTAGTGCAACCATTGCACTGTTTGGCACATATCAAGTTGGTCATCACTATGGCTGGCTTGAGCGTGACGAAGAGATGCAGATAGAGATAGCTAAGAAGAATGAAGAAGCCCGTGAACTAGAAAAGAACATGACTTCTAAACTTGCTGATAAAGAAACAGCATTAAGAAAGGCAAAGAATGAAATATCTAACAAACAGTCTGCTATGCGTGAGCTTGCTAACACTGGCAGGTTGCGCCTCCCCACCACCAGTTGTGTACAAACCAGCACAAGTGCCTCCACTCCCACAGGAGATAGCGGAGCTGATGCAGCCGAACTTGAGCGACAGACTATTAACACTCTTATCGACATCGTTGCCGAAGGAGACAAAGCCATCGTCAAGCACACAGCCTGTGTCGCAGCCTACAACGAAATGAGGGAGTTGGTTAATGGTAAACGCTGAACAACTAAGACAACTTAAGATTGATACTGCTTTAGTAGATCCTTTTAATGAAACCTTTGAGAGGTTTGGTATCACTACACCAGCACAACAGGCTTCATGGATTGGTCAATGTGGGCATGAGTGTGGGAACTTCCGCATCATGGAAGAGAACTTGAACTATCGTGCTCCCACCTTGCTTAAGTTGTTTCCTCAAACTCCTAAGCGAGTCTGGGGATTTACACCTGAGAGTGCTGCTGCCTATGAGAAGCAGCCACAGAAGATAGCCAATAGAATCTATGGCAATCGTATGGGCAACAGGGATGAGGCATCAGGGGATGGGTTCAGGTTCCGTGGCTCCGGATTTTTACAGCTAACTGGCATGAATAATTTCTACCATGCGGGACAGGCACTGGGTGTTGACTTCATTATGCAGCCTGAGCTGGTGCGTACACCTATGTATGCTGCCCAGACTGCCGGATGGTTCTGGCAGACTCACAGGCTCAACCAGTATGCTGATAGCGGGGACATCCTCACTATGACAAAGCGTATCAATGGTGGTACTATCGGACTTGAAGATCGTAAGAAGCATATTGAACATGCCTTACATGTATTAGGTGGTTGACTAGACCATCTATTTGTGGTATGACAAGGCTTAAAGGTATATAATGTTACCAGCTTCTCTAAGTATTATTGGCAGAGAAGTGCCGATTAGAGTTGTAGATGTGTTCCCAGAACAACTGGGAGAGTACAACTATGACGATTATGCAATTAAAATAAAGTCTGGTCAGCACCCCTTAGCGGAGGCAGATACATTGTTACATGAATGTATACACGCTATAGACGACTGCTTCCAATTAAAACTGTCAGAGAGGCAAGTGTATTGTTTAGCTGTAGGAGTGTTAGCACTACTTAGAGATAACAGAGATATGCTTGCCTATTTAACTGAAGCAATAGAGAAACCAAGAAACATATGAAAGATTTTACAGCACAACAGAAAGAAGTCGTTGCTAGAAAGCTAGGCTATGATGGCCCTATGCAAGGCTTCGATGAATTCCTTGCGTCATCTCCTGCTTTGGAAGCTAAGTATGCTGCCATCACTGGTAAGTTTGCTGAGCGCATGGCTAGGGGTGGATTGATTAGACTGCGTAAGTTTGCTCAGGGTGGGGATGTATTTAACTTTAATGCTGGTGGTGTAGTATTCGATCCTAAACTGGCTACAGTTGATTATACACAGGCTCAAATTAATCAAGCTCTTCGTGACGAACTTAAAGCTAGACCTGATGTAGATCCAGCAGCTTTGGCTGCTCATGCTAAGTCAGTGTATGGTCTTACAGATGCTGAAATTAGTACAGCTTATGCTTCGCTCTTACCCCAAAAAGTAACAAGCGGAGTTACTGGTGGTGGTGAAGTTACCTACTCAGGAACTGGTGTTCCTCAAGCTGCAGCACCTTCTAAGATAACACCAGAGAAGGTGGTTTATAACGCTCTTCAAGACATCTCTCCCACAGCAAGAGCAGGAGCAGCTACAACTGTCACAGAGACAACACCTGTTGCAACATCCTTAGCTGCTGCACCAACAAAAATAACAGCAGAACAAGTAACAGCAGCTACAGCCTATCCTGAAATGGCTAAAGTGTTAGCTGGATTTACTCCAGCAACAGGAACACTTTCTACCGCAGCTACAGTAAAAGCAGCAGAAGCAGGACCAACAGCTCTTGCTGGTGCGGCTGATAGGGCTGAACAAATTGCAACGCCTGTCACAGTAAAAGCTCCTGAGGAGCGTACAATAACTGAAGCAGAAAAAGTAGCTGGTGCTGCTGTAGATATGACTAAGGTGGATACAGAGCTGGCTAAAGCTGCAGCAGCAGAGGGTGTGGTCACTGCAGACATGACTGTACAGGGACAGCTTGCTAAACTCACTAAAGATTTTGATGCTACCAATCCTCCTGCTTGGGCTGCTGGTGCATTGAGAGCTGTTACAGCAGAGATGGCTGCTAGGGGCTTAGGAGCTTCTAGTTTAGCTGGTGCTGCTTTGGTACAGGCTGCTATGGAGAAAGCTCTTCCCATTGCTTCTGCCGATGCTGCTATTTATCAGCAGATGGCTACACAGAACTTGTCTAATAGACAACAGATAGCTGTTCTTACAGCACAACAAAGAGCTACATTCTTAGGTCAAGAGTTTGATCAAAACTTCCAGACTCGTGTTATTAATGCTGCCCGTGTAGCTGACATTGCTAACTTAAACTTTAACTCCAAGCAACAGATTGCTTTGGAGAATTCAAGACTAGCTCAGACTGTTGACTTAGCCAATCTTAATAGCAGACAAGCTGCTTTCATGGCTGAGCTTGCACAGACAGCTACTCTTGAAACAACTAACTTAAATAACAGACAGATAGCTGCAGTAGAAAATGCTAAATCTGCTTTGCAAATTGATTTGACTAACATGTCAAATGCACAGCAAGCAACATTGTTAAAGACACAGCTAACAGCACAAGCACTCTTAAGTGATACTGCTGCTACTAATGCTGCTAAACAGTTTAATGCTACAAGCACCAATCAAACAAATCAATTCTTTGCTAGTCTTTCTTCACAGATTAGTCAGTTTAATTCTTCTCAAACAAATGCAATGGAGCAGTTTAGAGTTGATCAATCAAACTCCATTAAGAAATTTAATGCTGAGGTACAGAACCAAAGAGAACAGTTTAATGCTCAGCAAAGATTGGTAATTGATCAGTCTAATGCTCAGTGGCAAAGAGAGATTGCCACCATTAACACTGGTGCTATCAACACCGTCAATCTGTCTAATGCTCAACTTGCACAGCAGATGACATTAACAGAATATAATAATGAGATACAGATGTATCGTGATTCTGTCACTCATGCATGGCAATCTTCAGAGAATGATGCCAATAGATCTACTACATTAGCGGCTGCAGAACTAGCTAAGTCTGCACAGGTTGCTATAGCTAACGCAACCACAGCAGCAGCAAACGCTAGAGCACTGGGCGAATTAACTGCATCCTTTGTTGGTAAGACATCATTTGCAGATATTGTTAAAGCTGGCACAACTGCATTTGATTGGCTTTTAGGATAAACTAGTATGAAAAACTTTGATAATTTTTATAAAAAAGTAGACTCGATTGCTAATACTAAACAGTCTAAAGATAAGTCCTCAACATCAACTGGTCTTCTTTCTAGAAACAAAGATGTTCCAGAAACCAAACGCACTAGTGAAGATGTGTATAGTAAAGTGGCAGAGTACATTAAAGCTATCCGAAAACAAAAAGAGGAAATTTTAAATGCAAAGTCCTGACATCTTTCTTGATGCCCCCATTCCCGGTCAATCACTAACAGGTGAGCTGGGTAACTTTCCTTGGGAAAATCCTCCTCAGTATGTAACACTTGCTGATGCTGTAGGATTTTATACAGATAAGATGGATAACCCAGATGTTATTCTTCAATTGTTAGATGCTCTAGAAAGAGACATCCCAATTTTAACTATTGTTAATACTTTCACTAAAGCATCATTGATGTATGGCTACCATACAGTAGATGTAGGTTTCTTAGTGACTCCTATTTTAGTTGAGATGATTAAAACAATTGCAGAACTTAATGATGTGTCATACATTGTTTCTTTTGACGATCAGGCTAAAACTGAAACAGTTAGTCCTAGAGTGCTTAAGAAGATTATGGATGATATGAAAGCTGACATTAAAGCAAACCCAGAGATGGTTGTAAAAGAATCTCGTAAGGGTTTGATGTCTAGAGGAGAAGAATAATGGCTAGTTGGTTTGGAAGTTTTGCTGCTGGTTTCTCTAAAGGAATTGTAGAACAGATTGCTGAGAAAGAAAAAGAGCAAGCTGCTATGACTGCTGCCAGTATCAAGAACATGTATCACAATGTTCAAGAGAAGAAGAAAGAAATAGCTAAGCAAGCAGATGAATACCGAGGCACTGTGAGTGAGCTTGGTTCTTTTACTTTTAAAGATGGTGCTAAGTTTGATGATAGACAACTCATTACACTAGCCTCCAATCCAGAGATAGCTAAAGATATTGTTAAGCGTCTGCGTGATGATCCTGAATTGTCTTCTAGACTTACACCAGACTTCTTTAAAGCAGCTGCTAATGCACCAACAGGTGTTAAAGCTGCTGACTATATGACTGAGTTATTTAAAGTGAAGGCAGCAGCTACTGAGCAAACTAAAGAGTTTTATAACGCCACTTCTAAAGAAGGCGGTATTGTTGATAACTTGGTTGCTGGTAATGGATATGCTAAAGCACAAAGAGCTGCTGCTGCTTATGGCATGACACTGGAACAACTAGTTGGTTATCAAGATATGACTACTAAGAGAGCACCCAACATGATGGGTGAGATGGACTATAGTAGGCTTGCTAAGACTAAAGGCTTTGATGATGTTGTCAGTCAAGCAAAACTTGAATATGTAAATGCACCTACTGAGCAAGCGAAAGCTCAAGCTGCTACTAAACTAGCTACATTGAACACTGCAGATGCAGCTATGAAGATTGCAGGTAAAACCACTGAAGAAGATAAGAGAAGTAAGCTGGCTGATGAAGCTCAAGATCCTACAAAAACTCCACAGCAAAGACAAGTTGCTGCAGCTTTGTTACAGCAACGTATTAAGATGATGTCTAATCCCAAAGAGAACAACGAAGAGAAGGTTACACAAGCCAACCTTATCACTGTTGCATCTAGAGGATTTGCATCTACAGTTGAGTCATTGGCTCCCGGTAAGTTTGTTACTTCTACAGATATGCAGGGTAACATTTCTCTTACACCTAAGGGTATTGCTGATCCTCAGATGAAGGCTGCTTATGCTCAGGCTCGTAATGGAATCATTGCTGAGTTCACTACACCTGATGGTAAGCCTAAGTCTGTTACAGCTAGGAATGCCTTGGTATCTATTGGAGTTACATTTGATGCAGATGGTAAAGCAATTCCAGCTAAGCCTGAGAATGTATTGATGGCTCCTGCTCCTGCATCACCTAAACCAGCAGCCCCTGCTCCTAAGCCAGCAACACCTACGGCAGCACTGCCAGCTCCTAAAACTCAGGCTGAGTATGATGCTATTCCTAGAGGAACAAGGTATATAGATACAGATAATATAGAAAAGATTAAAGGGTAATTATGGCTTTCGGTATTAATGACAAAGTAGTTGAAACATCAGCAACTGGTTTTGGTGTTAATGACAAAGTAGTCGAAGCGCCCTCAGTTTCTTTTGGTGTGAAGGACACTGTTGTTGCGAAAGCTACAGCACCTGTTGAGAAGCCACCAGAAGATTTAACTAAACCTGCCTTTGTTGCACCTCGCCAAAGAGCTACAGTATTACAAGAAAGAGCAGTCAACATCCGCAAAGAAGAAGCAGAGAAGATTCCTTTTGATGCTTTGTGGAAAGATGATAAGAACTTTAAAACCATTCAAGACTACGCCTCTGCTAGGTTTGGTAAAGAAGGTGTGCTCCTTGCTGGAGAAACAAAAGAACAATTTGTTAATCGCTTTGCCACACACATGCGTATGCTCGACACTGGCAATGAGTTTAATAGTGTAGGAGAACTACAATATTTAAACAATGCCAAGCAAGAAGACATCATGAAAGCTGGTGCAGCTTATGACTTGTTTAAGAACACTGCTGGTGTGTTTGATCCACAGAACAGAGGACAAAAGGGATTCCGTCCAGTGATGGATGTTATCTCTAGCATTGTTAGCAGCCCTTCTACAGCATTGACACTTGGTGTAGGTAAGGTTGCTACTAGTGGTCTAACAAAACTGGCAGCAGAGAAGGGTACTAAAGCTGCTCTTACTTCTGCTAGAGGTGCTGGTATGGCTGCTGCAACACCTGCTATTGGTGGAACTACCACTGCAGCACAGGATGTTACTAGTCAGAAGATTGAACTTAATGTTGCTCAAGCTGAACTGAGCGAAGCTAAGAAGATTGATCCAACAGGATTGGATGCTACAGGACAGGCTCTGTTAAAGACTTATGTTGAAGATAGAGAGAAGAAGCTGGCAGAAGGTGTTAGCGGTAAGCGAGTAGCTTTAGCTGCTGCTATTGGTGCTGTGACAGAAACAGCAGAGGTTCTTCCTTTCCTGCGTGGAGCTACCAAAGGAAAGACTAGCCAGCTAGATGACATTCTTAAAACTAGAAACAAACCAGCAGCAGGAGAACCAACAACTGCTGCACCTAAGGTTGAAGTAACTGCTAAAGAACCCACAGAAAAAGCATTAGAAGATGCTTATGATATTTATGAAGGCCGTAAGCTTCTTGATGCTCAAGGACAACCAACATCTGTAGCACAGATGGAAGTTAGAACAGATCTAAATAAGAGAGCCACACTAATTGCTCAAGACATTTGGAAACAAATGCCTGAGTTTGCACCACAGGCCACGGAGAAAGTGTCTGATGCTATTAAGCGCACACTTGAATCTGTAGATACCTTTGATGATATTGTATTTGAAAGAGCACTGGCTTCTGCTGATGTAACCCCAGATGAGTTTGCTAAGATGTTTAGAACTTCAGCAGGAGATGCTGCTCGTACTTTGCAAAGCCTTTCTGTTGTTGCTCGTCTACAAAACAAATTAAAGAACATTGATCCTGCTGCTGCTGCAGAACTCAACAAGATGTATGGTGATAGAAGTGCTGTCACTTCAGCCTTTACTGGAGTCAAAGACTTTGGTATGCGTCTTGATAGAGAACTGAAGGGGTTAATGGTGTCGCAACTATCTACCACTATCCGTAATGCTTTCTCTGGTGTTTCTGTTATTACCTTTGGAACAGCAGCAGAGCTTATTGAATCTTCGTTGTATCGTGTAGGTAAGACAGCAGGAGAACTTGCTACAGGTAAGCCTGTCACTGGCAGCTTTACTGGTGGTCTTAAAGGTGTCTATGATGATGCAGTTAGATCTGCTTTCTATTTAGGCCAAAGAGATTTGTCTGCTGAAGTAACAGAAGCTTTACTCAATGGCACTCCTGCTCTGTACAGAAAGATGATTAAGACAACAGGCGAGGCTGGTCCTAATGACTTGTCCTATCCTGTTCGCCTTGCTAACACATTCAATGTGGCACAAGATGCATTCTTCCGCAAGGCTATGTTTACTTCTTCAGTTGAGAAGCAGCTAAGCCGTGTTGGTATTAACATGTATGATGTTATTGCCCAAGGTAAGCAAGTGCCTTTTGATGTGTTACAGAATGCTGTTAATGAAGCACTCACTGGTACATTCAGTAAGATGCCTACCAAAGGTCCAATGTTCCATGCTGTAAAGTTTATTGAAGAACTTGGTCCTATTGGTTCTACTGTAATTCCGTTCCCTCGCTTCATGGCTAACGCTATGGAGTGGACATATAAGCACATGCCTACAGGTGCGTTATCTGGCAGCACAGACATTGCCGCTGGCTTAACTAAGATGATTAGGGGTGAGGCTGATATGGGGACTAAACAAGTCACCGTTGGTCTGGAGAACTTATCTAAAGGTTCTGTAGGTACTGCTGCTTTATACGCTGCTTATAAATACAGACAAGAAAATCAAGACACTGAGTGGTATAACATTAAGAATCCTGATGGTTCTACTGTAGATGCTAGAGTATTATTTCCTGCTGCTCCCTTCTTAGCTTTGGGTGACTACCTTGTTAAGTTTCAGAAAGGTAGGACAGATGAGTTTAAGTCTAAAGAATTTATAGAAGCTATGACTGGCTTCAAAGCACCAGCAGGTACATACTCATGGCTTGGTGATAAGTTTGCTGAAGCACAGGCTAACGCTGCAACAGGCGAAGACACAGCAGATAACAAAGTTAAGACATTCTTTGGTGAATGGGTTGGTGAATATTTAGGTAGAGCACTTGTTCCTTTACAACAGGTAAGTGATATTGTTGGTGCTATTGATCGTAATGAAACTCTACCCAGAGATGCTTATCAGATTCCAGCAGGTGAGGAAGGATTTACTTCATCAGCTACAAGTCAATTGATGAAGCGTACTCCTATCTTGAAACAAGAGTTGCCTGTATATCAACCACCACTTAGAGAGACAGCAGCATTCAATGACAATGGTCCATTGAAGATGTTGTCTGGTATTGCTGTTAAAGGTACACCATCTGTACTAGAAGAAGAAGTAACTCGTCTTAAAGTACCATTCAATAAAATCTTTACCAGCACTGGTGACAAGATTGTTGATGCTGATGCTCGTAAGATTATGGCTCCTTTGGTTATTGAACAGTTTGATAATCTTAAGAAGACTAGCTTCTATGCAGAAGGCAGCCAAGACTTACAGAAGATTGCTCTTCAGAATTTAATTGGATGGGCGCAGAAGACAGCCAAAGAAATTGCTACTAACAAGACTGAAGCAGCAGCCTATGCTGAAGGTAAGCAGCCTCGTTTGTACGAAGTACAATATTCTAAACTGGCTCCTGAACTTAAGCGTCTTGTCAATGAAACATACCAACAACAGCAAGGTAAAGACTTAGCCACAACTAAAGACTATGCCACTGCGCTGGCCTATGCAGAAGCTATGAGAGCTTTGCCGGGCTATGCTTATGGTGGTGTAGTTCATATGAATGTTGGTGGTATAGCTGCTAAAGAATTAGCAGGAGAGGCAGCTAAAGCAGGTGTCAAAAGAGGAGCACTGTCTCTTGGTGATATTGTTGCTAAACATTCTGTAGCTCCTGCTATAGAACAAACAGCACAAGCATTAGCTACACCAGTAGTTAAAGAAAGTGCTGCTACAGCACTAGCTAAGAAGCCATATGTTAAGAACAAGTATGGTCCTGCTGTGTCTGAGCCTAAGCCTATTGATGCAGAGATGGAGAAGCTTGTAACAGAAGCTGAAGCTACATTCACTCCACCGCCTAAGGTAGAGCCTGAGGTGTTGCCAGAGATTAAGACAGCTCTTCCTACAGAAGAACCATCCATTTACACTACACCAATTTCAAATACAAATTTAAATAAGCCCGGCTTTGGTAGCCCTACGCAGCAAATGAATGCTGATGATATTTCCAATTTGCAAGTTAGAAAGAATACATTATCTAGCATTAAAGTTTTAAGACAAGAATCTTTTGATGCCATCAAAGACTCTCCTATGTTTGAAGGCATTGAGAAAGATGCCATAGCTGTAGCACAGGGTGACTATAGAATTAAAACAGGTAAAGAATTTAATCCTGATAATCCCGTAGATGTAGAAAACTTTGCTAAGTTTGCTAAAGGGTATCAAAAGAAATTAGACGATCTAAGAGAACAGTATAAAGATAGACCACCAGAGATATTAATCCACGGATCTGTTACAGAAAGAACACCTGCTAAAATTAAGCGTGGTTTCTTTGATCCTCAAACACTTGGGGATGATAAGATGCATATTGAACTTGATGTAGGTGCTACATCATTTACTAGAGATCTCAGACTTAATTATAGTAATCCAGCTTTTGGTGGTCCAGTAGCAAAAAACATTTCTTACACTGAAATACCTTATGCTGATTATTTATTTAGAAGAGTAGACCTTCCTTTAAATGCATATTATAAAAAAGATATGAACATTATAGCTCAGACTATTACAGGAGATCCTACAATAGCAAGACCAATGGGTCTACCAAGAAACTTAGGATATAGAGAAACTGAAGATGCTTTCGTTGAGAGTGAAAAACTTCAAATGAAAACTGACTTTGATAAAATTAAAAAACAATATGCTTCACTAGGATTGCAAGAAAAAGTTACAAAACATTTTGATGTTAAGTTGTTTGAGATGGCAAATAAAGTAGACAAAGATGGTCTATCTTTAATTGATAATATTAAACAAGGTACTGAAAAAACTAAAGATGTTTATGAAGCTTACACTGCTGTAAAGAATTTATTTAAGAATGAATTTAGACACACTGGTGGAAAGGCAGCAACTAAGGCTGGTTTTTTACCTGTCACAGACAGTAATCAAACAGTAATTGCTGGATTAAATACCAGAGCTAGTACACGCAATGTAAATATCATTGATAACTTAGCACTATCTTTAGAAAGATCAGGAGCTACAGATAAAGCATTAGCTTTGCAAGAACTTAGTAAGAATTTAAAAACTCTTCAGACAATTCCTAAATCTAAAGAAAGAGGATTTAGTGAACAAGATGTAGCTGACATGATTGCTACGCAAACTAAAGCTGCTAATAATATTAGAGACTTAGTTGGTAATGACTTTAAACTTGTTGATCCAGCCAACCCTAGTAATACCAAGAGAATTGGCTTAGCTAAGGGTGGCCTCGCCAGTCGTAGGTAATACTACATAAGATAGTCTATCAAGAGGAACCTTGTAAAAGAGTTCACCTTGGTAGACATATTTATTTCTAGACTCTTTAACTTCTGAAGCTAACACAGCAGCAGCTTCGCAATGGAACAAGGCTGTTCCATCCTTATTAACAGAAAAGAAGTATGTTAACATGTCCTGTGTTAAAAGCTTCTTCTTCCTGTTAGGTACATTCAAATCTTCATAGGGAAACTCTACAGTTTTCCATGACAGTCTGACTTCTACCTCAGCATATCCCACCAACAAGTCATCCTTATACAGATGCAAATCAATCCCATACCTATTGGGATTATCTCTAGCTTCCATACCCCAAAAAGAAGAGACATAGCTCTTAACTATATCTCTTCCAAACTTGTCGTAGGTGTCGTGGAGTTCTTTATCGAACCGCTTGGTAGCCATTGAGTCTTTCAATGTTATCAAAGTAGCCACGATCAAATCCTCGTTGCCACTCTTTACCTGCCACAGATGATGGTTCATATTGATTGACCAACCATCCA